TTGTCGCCTTTAAGTCCTAAGCTTGATGATGCTTGTGCAATATAACTAACGTTTTGTAATTCTTGCGGTAGCTCTCCAATAATTTGATTTGAGAGATACTGTACATCTGCGCTGCTAAGTTTGTTTGTGTTTAAGGGTCTAGGTAAAGTTACACCATCTACATCTAGAACCAATAGATTAGACAGAGCTGTCCTATTGGTGTGCCCTGCCCTACTTTCTCCGATTAAGTCCCGCTTGAGATCACCCTTTAGCATACAATGCCCTAGTGCCCCGTGATCGCGGATAAGCTGCTCTAACTCTGTTAACCCTCTAAGATCGGCGGCTACGTCATGTGTGTGCGATGACACTGCTTTGACGTGCGGATACGGGGTGAACATTCTTTCGAGAGAGTAGTGCTTGCTTAATCGAAGGCCGTTTGTTGCCTCCAAAAAAGTTACTCGCATTTATAAACTAGCTCCTGCTGTTAATTAGATATTAGTATTACTAATTATTTTCATCATGAAAAAAGATTTCCGAGCGGTCAATCTTTATATCCGTGTCTGCTTCGAAAGAAAGGCGAACTTGGTTACGATCAATGCGAGTTACGTTTAGTACAGCTATTGTGTCGTTGTCTTTGTGAATGACAACTGACTCGTTAGTTTTTCTTGTTAGTACTAATCGTGACATTATTTACTATAGCTGGTATCGAAACCGCCCTCTGCGTCAAGTGGAATAGATGAGCACCAAGAAGGCGCTATACACATATCTTTTATGATGTTTTCCATTGTAGCATAGGGAGAAATATTAGTAGCGATAATAATTATCTCATCGTGCACTTGAAGTGCAACACGTTCTTCTTTCCTACGACTTAGTCGTAACATACTGTCGGTGATTATTATCCTAGACAGCGCTTGAATCACGTTTTCTGTAATACGACCTCCGTACGTATACGTTGTTTTGCCTCGTGATTGGTAGGCTAGCCCTTCCATTGTTGTCCGCAGTCCTTCGTATTTAAGTGCCATGCCATTGGGCATGCGAAGTGCGTGGTGTTCAACAATGAGTGGGCCGTACTGATACCCAAAGTTATCTTTGTGCATAGTTTGTTTTACTAGGTCTTCTAACTTAGTCCATAGTAATTTAATTCGTGGGTAAGTAGCCCGATAAGTGTCTACTACTTCTTTTGCTTGGGCGTCGCTAAAGTTAATAGCAGGACCCATAGCGCCAGCTCGTAATGTCATAGCAAACTTCTTGTGGCCCATGCCGTAGCCAAGGCCAAGGATTGCTACTTTGCCGACAAAGCGTTCTTCATCGGTAATTTCGCTAATAGGTTTGTTATATATCTTAGAGGCGAATGCTTTGTAAACATCAACGCCGTCTCTGAATTGTTGCAGCAGCTCTTTCTCCCCGGCTAACCATGCGAGCATGCGAGCTTCGATCTGACTTAAATCAGCTACGTAAACAAAGTGTCCGTCTGGCGCTATTAAGCATTTACGAAGTTCTGATTTACGCGGGAGGTTCTGCAGGTTAAGTTTTTCTGTACCGCCGAAGCGGCCAGTGTGTGCAGCATAATACTGCAGCGGTACGGGCAGAGTGTCATCGTCGTTAGCTGAGTCTAGTAGTCTTTTGCTACGCGTTTCTGATAATCGGCTTTTAACCATGATGCGTGCATCCCATATACCTTTATGTTGTGGGTACATGACTGCCATTTGTTGAAAGCCAGAATCGTTTTTGCCAAGGGCAGGGATATTTTTACCTGTCGTTGGACTTTTCTTTGTAGGCGGCACGATATCTAGTACGTCTTGTACGTAAGTAGAAAACTGTTGATTACTGGACAATACTTTTCTATCGATGCCTGAATTCGTTATTACAGCTTCGGCGTTGTTGTATTCTTGTTGATGGTATTTTTCTAATCGGGGTCGGTCTATTTTAATAACCGGCTCGCAAAACATACGGCATACTAAATCAATGATGTTAAGTTCTTCAACGGGATAGCTTGATAGTATCTTGTAGAAGCACGCATGAGTAACATCGCAGTCTTGTATGCAGTAGGTGCCGAGTGCTTCTTCTATGTCTGGCGGTAAGTCGTAAATACCCTTAGTTTTTATAAGGTCATCGCCCTTCCGCATCTTGTCGTTGAATGGAAACAATCTTATAGCTAAGTCTTTAAGCGACGCTGATTGACCGGGGAAGAGTCCGCTGCTCATTGCACGTGTGTCGTAGTAATACTTAGGTGTCAATTTGTAATGATGCGTAAGTATGTAGCCGTCAAACTTTGTGTTGTGACACAGTATGGCGGAGCTACTCCAGTCTATCTTGTGCAGTGCGTCGGTTGTTTCGTCGGCACCAAACCATTCTGTTGGGCCGTCATTTATTTTAATGCCTACGCCTTGCACTTTGAACAGTTCGTGTTTGACGTAGGTCATTGTGTTGAGCTTGCGAAGGCTGACGTTTGAGTCATAGTAAGTCTCAAAGTCGAGAGTAATCAAATCCATGATGTAAGAGACCTTATTTTTTAGGCGGTTTGGTTTTGCTGTGGTTGTTGTAGCTAACGCGGTCATCTTTCCTGATGCCGAAAGGGAGGTGTTGTATCGTTCCCCCTGTTTCTAAAAAGGCGTTTATGTCTGCGGTTAATTTCTTTCGTTGTGTTTTGTACTTGTAGGTTTGACCGATTGACATTGTTGTCCCTTAAATTTTCGTTGTTGGTATTGGTATTCTTTGTCTTGGACTATTAGCCATGATCCTTTTAACAATGTTAAAAAAACGGCTATAGCTATGATGGATAAAGTAACTTCAGCTAAGACGTACATAGTTAGATCCAAGGTACGTCATCTTGAGAGGACTCACATTCACGTTGCGCATATAGTTGCCCTTCCATCTCGCCGAACGCTTGCATAAGGTCGTTGTATATTTCTGGTTGGCGGGTTTTTACCCATACGTTGACAAATTTAAGCGCTTCGCTTTGCATAACATTTTGTCGAGTTTCTTCGTCGTGGGTCTGCTCTAGTTTTAGGTATTCGTTAATGTCCATTGCTCGCTCCTCGAGGTTTGGTTTTATTCAAGCGTTGATATAAGTTTGTTGAGATACCACTGTGCTTTCTTTAAGTCTTCTAACGGTTTTGCTTTTCGCTCATAACGCCACAAGTATTTAAGCGCTGCTCCTTTGCAGTACCCTCGGAAAGCTTCTGGAGTCATTGATGCTTGTATAGCATCGATACACTCTATGTCGCCTGATGTGTAGTGGTTTGGTGAATTGACCATGTCTTCTTGGTCGTCAAAGTTATGTGCGGCCTGCATAGCTACGTCCGTAGGGTTGTTGTCGATAACAATTGATGGCTTTTCAACGGCGGGATGATCTCTTCGCAACCTATCCCACTCTGATGGTTGGGGGTTGTTAATACCAAAGTGCGCGAAAGCCATAAGTTGTTACCTGTCTGTCAGTTAATAAAAGCGCGTTGTAGCCACAAGTGCGCAAAGCTTGTTATTAAGGGAGGGGGACCCTTGGCTTACTCTTTGGAGGAAGAATATAAGTAATACTAATATTATCAACACTAATATGTCAAACTAAATAGAAGGATTTATAGTGTTATTTGTACCGTAGTCCCGAACGGCGCTTTGAGCTTGTTGGTACACACCCAAAGTACCGGGCATGTTGCTAGTTGTTCGCACCTAACAAAATCATCAGGATCAGATTCAAGGTCTGTTAAGTAGACAATTGCTTCTAGATCAGGGTAATTTTCGTTTAGGTACTCGAACGTAGGATAGAAAGCAGTGCCTCCGTTACCTTTTAACGTAAGCTCGGGTAGTTTGTCGCCGTGCTCTAACTCGTACGCTTCTTGTACTACATAGTCAGTTTGTACAACAACAACTTTTTCTGGTTGTATGTCACTGACTACAGCGTTGAGTTCGCCACAGAATTGCTCTTGGTACTCATAAGTTGATCCACTGGTGTCTCTGCATATGGCTATTGGTCCACATTGCTCACTGTACATAGACGGTAAGTACTCGTCTTCGCTGATGTAACCGCGATGTGGCTTACGCCATGAGTAGTCTAAGTTAGTCATTGATGTGAAGAATGGCCATAGTACATTACGCCAGTCGACTAAAGGTGCAACGATATCTGCAATAGCCTCTTCTATATCGCCTGACAACATACCTCGTTGCCTTGCAACTTCAGCTGCTTGTGTAACCGCAATTTGCCAGTCAGCTTCGTTAGCAGAGTTTGTTTCGTCGTTACCTTTAGTACTGTCAAGAACAAAGCCCCACTTCTGCCCTTCTGGGCAGTCGTCATAGATCAGGTTGTAGATCTGTTCAGCGGACATGTCATGATATTTAGGATCGTTTAGTGCGCCTTTAGGTAGTATAAACCCAGATTTTACAAGTATAGGGTTTAGGGCAAGGTCACATGCTACGTTCCATATATGCGGATCTCGCTCACCACGTCGTGTGTGGTGGTTGAGTACGCAGTGCATGACTTCATGAGCTACGCCGCCTATTAGTTCAAGGGGTGTTAATTTCTCGATGAACTTAGGTGAGAATAGTAGACGTACGCCGTCAGTAGCTAATGTTTGTATTGTGTCGTCTTCTGCTAGCTTGAGCTTTAACGACAATGTGCCAAAGAACGGCGCTTCCATTAGCATACGTGTGCGTGCTTTTAGCATCATGGTTTCGCTGGACATACTACGCTCCAATTAATTTAGATGTGAGTACTACTTGATTAGCGACGGTAGAGTCAAAGTTAACAGCTTCGCGGCGGTTGCGTGCTGATTGTTCGCGCGTTACTTTTTCGTGCATTTTGCATTTTATGTCGTTGTCTAAGAACGCGTCGCCTGCTGGCCATGCTTCTACGAACTGATGCGCTGTATTACATCGGTTGAGTAAGTCGTTTATGCTTGAGCGATAGCTATTAAACTTTGCATTTATTACTTTTTCTTCCGCTAAGAGCTTTACCATCTCGTCTAATATAGGTTGTTGATCTGCTTCACTAAGATCTGATACGTGCAGAGGGCATGTGTCAGAGTCACTTCTATATCTGTCGGGGGCATGAAAAACCATAACAGGAGCAGGCATGTCTACAACAAGCTCTAGGTTTGGATCGCTTCCGTAATTGTGGCCGGTTGCTAGTTCTTTTTCCTCAGAGCTTCTAGGCTCGCCTTTAAGCTTGAAAGTACTAGGGTTAAGCGTTTGAGGCAGTAAGTCGGGCATCTGAAAAGATTTATAGATTTTTACAACGCCGTTGGGTTCTGTATGCGCTTGTAATACGCGTCTAACAGCTGCCTGTACAGGACTGTTGTTGATAGCAGAAACTAATTTTTGACAAAATTCTGCTGTAGGTTTTGGATCAGGGTTGGTTTTTCTAAAAGCTAGCATTGCGGTGCGCAATATTTGATCGCGTAGCTCTCTAGATAATCGAACTGAAGCCATGTTATGTCTCCTTTTTTTAGGTTTCCAAAGGTTAGTTAAGGGGTCTTACATTAAGACGTCAGCGTTTGCTTCGGTCCATTTAGTAAACGAATCGTGGCTCTGCAAAGACATATCTTTTGATAAGGAGTCACGGATGGCTACTACTTGGTATTCAGGCGGCATGCGGTTGACATACTTCATGATGGCCTTGAATGTTTTTGGTTCAGCAACATTGGCAAGTGCGCCTGCGGTTGCATAGAGTACTGATGCTTCGGTAGGTACTTTTACAGTCGAGGGCTTTTTGATAATGTCTTGTGGGTCGGGCACATCTTTGTAGACTGCTCGATACGCAATGTACTCACCAGCAGCTCCGTCGCCTATGACTGATGCACACCCTGTGAACATGTTTTTGATGAAGGGTAGCTTTTTGTTAAGCATTGCCCATGTACGAGGTGTTGGAAATGCGTTTTCTGTGGCATCCATTGAGTGCAGCAACTTAGGTCTGTAACGTATAAACGATGTGATTGACTCATCGATGTCGTTGTTCATGGCCCACTTACAAAAGTCATTGACTGTTGGCTCTAGCTCGATGTGTGCAAATCGGTTCTTTACAGGTGTTGGCATTTCATGGACTGCGGCACGATCGGAAGCTCGGTTGCCCGCTGCAACAATGATTGTGTTGATCGGCAATGTGTATGTGCCAATACGTCCTGTTAGTAGCAGTTGTAACAAAGCATTCATCGTTGCTTTAGGTGCGTTTGGTAGCTCTTCAATGAACAGCAGTACTAAGCCGAGGTAGTCAGAGGGTGGGTAATCTTCTGGCACGCCGTAGCGTGTTCGGTAACTACCGTCTTCTTGTTCTACTACTTTAAGACCACCGCGTACGTCTACAGGATCAAAGAGGTTGGCACGCAGTTCATATATCTTTGCGCCAATTCTTATGCCGTAATCGTAAACGATGTCAGACTTACCTGATCCCGGAGGACCCCATATCATGGTGTTGATCCCGGCTTTGCCGTTTACTTCCAGTTCTTCGTCTGCTTCTGTTGGTGATACTGTTCTCATAAATTGCTCCAGTCTATGTGTATTGTGCCGTTCTCATCGATGGAAGGTTCTCCACCAAACTCAGTGATAAGCGGCTCGAGGGTTTTGTTTAGTGACATGTATTCAGGGCGGTTTTCTGGTTCTGCTAACGCAGGATCTATACGTTTAACTTTGTAGAAACCTAGTTCTTCTGCATGGTCACTTGCGTCATAGGATGCATCGTCAGTGACTGCACATAACATTGGTTTTGACATGTGTATTCCTTACTTGGGGTTGACAGGTTTCCAACCGAATTTTCGGTAGGGGAATTTATCGGTCTTTGATAGGCCGAGTTTTTCTGTGCGCATTGATCGCTTTGCAACAAACAGCACGATGCTGATGATTAAGCCTGCAGTAAGGCCTGCAACCATCCCGGCAAACGTGCCTGCGAATATCCACATCAAGAAAAATGTAGCTATGACGTCGATTGCAATGTCAAAGCGTGCAATGCGTCGTAGATTGAATTTGAATAGTAGAAAGAGCAGACCAGCTGCTGCAATAAGTCCTGCTGTGAACATGTTATGTCCCCTGTTTTAGTGAGTTTGTTAACCTTGTAGTATTCGCGCCCATGCTTGGGCTAATTTTTCCCTATCGCTTTCGCTTTCTTTTGAGAATCGGGTGTTCATTGCGTCAAGTTTGAAGCGCACAGCCAGTTCGACTGTCTCTACTGCTTTGCACCATTCGACGCGCCTGCTGACTGACTCCATTGATGTCTCAAAGTCTTCCATTACTGGCTCTCCTCAATAGGTTCGTCGCTGTAATAACTAGGGTCAGTTAGTACATCGCCTCGGTAAGCACTGAGTTTTACAGCGCGGCATTTTTCGCATACTCGGCAGAGTGGTATGCCTCTGGCGTCATACTCCCACCAAGA